TAGAGCTGTAGCTCTGTCTAAGAACATCATGTTTTCTTCAATAGCACCTTGCTTATCAAGTTCTTGTAAGATAGTGTCAAACTCAGCCATACCCGTGTGAGCACCTGGAGCGATTTGATTTGAAACACCAGCCGTGTTAACAACATCAAAGTCAGTACCAGTCCATACAAGTCCTCTTTCGTTTATTGCAGAGAATAAACCTTGAGTTCCTTGAACAGCGTACTCATTAGTTCCAGCGAAAGTTGCAGCAGCAAGCTCACCTTCCATCATAACCATTTCTAATTGATCTTCAAATCTTAAACGAGCTTCATGCTCAGATTTTAAGTACCATAAGAAACCAGAAGCTCCGTTTTCAGAAGTAACTTCAACCCAACCGATTTGAGCAGTGTCAGAACCATTAACTTGGTATCTGTCTCTCATAATAGTTGGTCTGTTGCTAAACTGAGTGAATGAAGCGTCTAAAGATCCTAAGACACCGCTTGATCCTTTTTTGTACTCAGTACCGTAAACGAATAGCTTAATAGGGTTAGTATCAGCAAATAAAGAGCCTGTGTCTAAAGCAGCAGCTGTATAAGGAGCAACAGTTACAGTTACGTTGTTTGTTCCAGCAACAGCAACAACTAAAGCTTTAATAACAGCAGAGTCGTCATCTTTTGAAATAATGATTGAATCATGCACTTTAACGTTGTGATTTGCAGGTAATGTAAGCGTGTTCGCCGAAGCGTCAGCAACTGTACATCCAGCGTCATACGCTACGTGTAATCTTCCTTGTTCAGACCAAATTACTTGATCAGATTGTAAAGGCATTTCAGCACCTACCATTTTTAAGAAACCAGAGATAGTACGGTTACCGTATCTTTCTACTTCTTTCTCATAAATTTCTGGTAAAAACTGAGCCGCGAATGTTCCACCTCCTGTGTCACTATCAAATGCCAAGTAGTTGGAGTTAAATAAATTTTGTACTGGAGCTGGAGTAATGTGATTTAACACCGCACCTGTACTATTAAATGTACCCATAATTTTTAAATTTTAAATTAGTTAATGTTTTATTTTCTCATTTTAACTCGGATCTTACTATTATCATCGCCACTAATTACTCTATAAGTAGTTCCACCTTGCTTAACTTCAGTGTGTCCTTGTCTAGGTGCCATATCGACATTCTTTGCTTTAGACATACTTTCTCTTAACGCATCGGCTTTACCTTGATTATAAAAGTGATTTGCAACAGCATCAGGGTTCATTGCTGTAAATAAAGATTTATGATAACCTGCAGCATCTGACATTTCATTACTTTTATTAAGAAACTTCTTAACAAAGTTATTGATATCGCTTTGGTTTGTCTTAACCTCTTCAGCATTTTTTACGTTGTACCTGTATTTCTTTTCACCAACATTATATTCAAAACCTTTGAAATTGTCGTTAAAAACCTTTTGAGTTTTATCTTGAAATACATTGACTTGACGCTCTGATACTTTTTTGATTTCAGTTTGCTCCTCGTTGTATCTGTTGAAAAAATCAACTGCTTTCTTTTGCTCAGGCGCTAACCTGCTTCCAGCTTTGATTTCTTCGTAATATTTAGACTTTAACCCGTCTAGGTGGTTTTTGGCATTCGCAACTTGCTCTTTTAATGCCAGTTTTTTTCTTTTAACATCTCTTTCTTCGTCGACTTCTTCGTCAAACGAAAAGTTGTCTTCCATTAGGAATTCTACTTCTTCTGTAGAAAGATGAGGTTTTGTATTTTGATAATATTCTTTTAACAACTGCTGCTCGTTTAACGATGCGTAGTCAGTGTTAAGTTTAACGTAGTCTTCTAAAGTACCACCTGTATCGTTCATAAAGTCTACAACTTTTTGAATGTTTTCAGGTAGTTCAACACCAGTTTCTTGTTTTTCAGCTATAGCTTCTACAACTTCTTCTTGTGTTGGTTTTTCTTCAACAGGATCTTCGTTTGTTATCTCTTCTAATATAGGCGCCTCTTCCTGTGTTTTGTTTTCCTCTGGTATTTCTTCTTGTTCTTGTGAGGTGTTGGCATCTTCAACGAGTTCAACCACTCCGCTGTCGTCAGCGTTATCTTCTTTAGTTTCATTTTGGTCTTCTGGTTTTCTTAAATCAACTTTGATTACTTCGCTAGGTTCTTCAACCTTTTTTGCTTCATCTAAATTAATCTTAATAACATCTGCAGTTTTGTCTTGTACTAGCTGTTTAGGACGTTTTTTAATTTTAACTGGTTTATTAACCACCTCTTCGCTTTGAGCTTGTGTAGGTGGAGGAGTAACCGGTAACTCCGCTTTTAAATTTTTTTCATTTTCCATAATATAATATAATTAAATAATTAAACATTATCTAGGTTCGAAAGAACCTAAATCAAATCCACCACCAAGTGTATCGTTACCTTTAGATTCAAAGTTTTTAGGTGGCGATGATTTTGCCCTTTGATCTATTAATTCAGATTGTTGAGATGCTTGTATTTTTGTACGGTCATCTTTACGATCTTCTTTTTTTGTTTCTTTAGCGTTAATAGTATCTAACTCCATTTTCTTTAACTGCATGTTAAGTTGGAACTCATGATCCATTAATTGCTTTTTAATCATAGCCTCAGCTTGTAACTTCTGCTGATCCATTTGAGATTTAGCTTGTTCTATTTGTATTGTTGTCTGAGCAATTTGCTGTGCTTTTTGAACTTCAGCTTGAGCTGCAGCTGCTTGCGCTTGTTGATTAGCTTGTGATTGAGCTTGAATATTCTCTTGCTGCATTTGCTGATCTTTTTCTAGCTTCTTTTTTCTTTTAACTTTTAAAAGTTGATTAGCTAGTTTTACATTTTTAATCTCTCTCAAATCAATAGCATCACTTAATTCTATAAGTTGTTGCTGTAAACCTTGTTGTATATTGTTCTCAAGCATAGCTCTTTCTTCATCATCAGGTTGTAACTCTATAAATATACCAAAATCGTATAAGTGTAGGTTTTTCATTTCATCTAGCGTAGCAACATTGTGAGAACCTATAGCTTGTATAAAAGCATCTTTAGTTGGTGAGTACTCTATAATATCAGATATTCTAAGAGATAAACACTCTGCCATTTCCGATGTTAAAAATAAACCTGCTTGTAATATATGCCTTGTAGCTGTGTTTGAATTAGCAGCGGCTAGCTTTTGTATACCTACTAAAGCTTTAGCATCAGGCGTACTAGCATCTCTAGCTTCATTTAAACCTGTTACATCTCTTATCATTTGTAGATAGTAGTTGTAAGTTTGTATTAACGTTTGCATCTTCTGTCCACCACTACCGCTTGATATTTCCTGAATAGGAACTTTACCTGGATTCATGTCTCCATCGGAAGTCATAGACCTACCTATTATAGATCCCGTCTGAAAGAACATATTTAATGCTTCTTGTGGATTATAATTTGTTCCGTTACCTAAATCAATCTCAGCAAGTCCATCTGCATCTAAATAGATACCATCAGGAACCATTCTAGACATCACCTGTTGTAGTTTTAAGTGTGTAAGCTGTATCATATCAGCAAAACCAGTAATACGTCCTACAAGTGATTCAATTTTCCCTTTGTACATTCTTGGAGCTACAATACTATAGTTCATTTTAACTTTAGTAAAATCACTCTTAGGTCTCATCATGTTTTTTGCAAGCTCCCATTTAAGTAGTTTTTCACTACCCAATATCAAAGCACCTTCATATAAAACCTCTATTGATCTAGACATCTTACCGTACTTAGCTTCCAGCATTTGATCTTGCATAGGGTTAAAAGTATCATCTTTTATTATAACCTTACTAGCACCAGTAGCTGTTTCTTTTACCTTATAAACTTCATTTGCATAAGTCTTGTAGTTAAAATAAAGAACTTGAACTTGGTTTTTATCTGGCTCGTCAGCTCCACTAACGTTTCTATTATAGTAACCCTTCTTGTTAAAGCTTTGTTTAGTGATATCTTCTAGCTCTTCTTGTCTTAAGTTAGGAAATTGCTTAACTAACTCATTAATAGGTATAGTTTTAACTTCACCCACATAGTATATATCATCAAAGTAAGGTGAATCTGTGTGTGAATACACTAAGTCAGCTGGATCAACGTACTCAACAGCAACACCTCTTGATGTATCAAAAGTACATTTAACAGCTCCAATACCTAACACAGCTATATCGTAGTAAAATCTTTTCTTAGTAAGCTCATATCTATTACCATCTAGTAATGTATTTATAGCTTGCTCTTCAGCTAGTTCAACAGATTGCTTGTAGCTAAGTTGCATGTGTAACGCTAGCTCTTCTTCTGAATCTGGTAGTTTAGCTTGTGGAGTTGTAAATAAGTTTACGCCAAATGCTTCTGC